ATCCATTACTCATTACCTCCTGTTGGTGGTTTAGGCATAGCATTTCTGAGTTTTTGTGCCTCAATATTAGCTTCTGTCCTACCTTTGTCGTGGTTTTGTTCCGCAATTTGTTTCTTTCTCTCATGCTCATTGCGAGCTAAAGTTTGAAACTCAGTGCGCCCACGGTCATGGTTTTGGTCAGCAATCTGGGTATTTTTCTGATGAACTTGTTCTGAAATAGTCTTTATAACATCAGCACCAGTTTGCAATAGCCCAAGTTGTTTCTGGTTGCGAGACTGCATCACAGTTTTAAGTGCATCCACTTTTATCTGTTGTGCTTTGAACATAGCATCCGTCTGATCTTTCTGAGCCTTGCGTGCTTGCTCTTGCTGCTTAATCTGCAACTCTTGCATTTGCATCTGCACCAACGGGTCTTGTGCTTGTTGCTGTGCTTGTTGTTGAGCAGCTTGACCTTGATGCTGTTGCAATAGCTGTTGTGCGGCCTGTGCAAGTAGCGGAGCCAACCTAGCTTCCACTTGGGGATCCATATGGATTTCTTCGCCACTCTCATCCTGTTGTGGAGGTAGAGACATACCAAGCTGCTGCTCAATCTGTACACGATACTCAAAGCCTAAGTGCTCACTGATATGAGCCTGCATTGCTGCTTGTAGAGCCTGTGCATTAGGATTGTTCTGCAACAACTGCATGACTTGCGGGTCTTGCATAGCAGACATATGAACCACTATATGTGACTTGTGATCTTGATAAGCAAACGCTTTGACGGGCTTGCCCTTGAGCACATTCTGATTCTCGGATACTGGGTCTGTAGGCTTCTGATCCTCATCCATCGGAACCAACTTCTCAGCATTCTTAATGCCCAACACCTCCAACATCTGACGATGTAAGAGCGGCAGGTTATATAACTGGGGAGACTGTTGTGCCAACTGAAGCACAGCTTGATACTGCACAATCTTCTGCGCCATTGTCGAGGCGTTTGGATCGCTAACGGGTATCACATCCACGTCATCATAGTCAGACCGCTTGGCCTTGCGACCACCGCTCTCAGGCTCGTAAGAATAGTCTTCTGGGGTATACGCCGCAATAATATTCTTGAGTAGCCCCAACTCTTGCTTCATCGCAAAGTGGATGCGGGCCTGCACTGCACTCATAGTCTTTAGAGTGCGCTCAAGGATAGCCAGCGTAGTACCCACAGGCGCTTGGCTTGACATATCACTAATCTGCAAGTCAGCCGTATTAGCGAACCTTCTACCTTCTTCCACAATGGCTTGTAGTAGAGTCATCAAAGTCTGGCTTGGCTCCTTGTATGGGAGCGGCAACAAGTTATCTTTAATAGTGCCACCAGGGATATCTACATCCCTCCACTCACCTGGAGCGATAGGCGTGTCATCATTCTTGACACGCAAGCCTCTGGCCTTGAAGCCACCGGGCAAGTTAGCTAGCGTACCTGCATCTACCAACTGACGAGTCAAGCTTGTGCCAGCTTTAGCGAATGCTCCAACCAAGTGGATCAACCCGAATGCATAGAACCCAAACCCAGGAATGTAAGGGTAGTGGACATAGTGACTGCGCTTAGTGCACTGCTCATCGTCTGGCTCCCAGTTGCGCCGTATCGCCAACACCTTCTGACTGCCCTTCTCAACAGTCACAATATAGGGCAGCTTGATCCCAGTCTGGTTGCCTTCCTCATCCTCGTGCTCGTAACCTTCCAAGTCAAGGTCAACATTAATCTCAAGTATCTTATAGCGGCTATCTGTTGTAGCCCTAAAGCCCATCTTCTCTGCTATCTTTTTCTCAACCTCATCGAGCGTATTGTTTGGCTCACCTAGGTCAATGTCTAGGTAGAACCCAGCCACCTGCAATCTACGCAGCTCGTTCTCGGTCTTACGCATCACGTGCGTAACCCTCTCAGCAGACTCCAAATTACTTGCGCCGTATGGGACAACGATGTCTTCTGCGGGGACAAATATGGATACTTGCCTGTCTAAGTGCGGGTCAAAATACACTTTCTTGAATGCATTGCCCGACAACCCCAAACCCCACAACATGCGCTCATGCTCGGTGCGGTACTCGGTCATCACATCCGTCAACTGATAATTCATATCATCTTGCACACGGACTGCCGCAGCTTTCTTGGCTGGGGTTTCTTTGCCTATGATCTGGGTACGTACTGGCCCCGCTGCTGGGAATGTACTCATCATAGTCTCAGACTGAAACTTAACCAACGCCTCAGTTAGCAACGGATGGTACAAGCCACAAGCGCCAAGCCAAGGATCTGTGCGCTCTTCCATCTTCATACCAAGAAGTTCTAAGCCGTCAACGTAAGTCTGCATCCAGTCTTTGCGTGAATGCACATCTTCTTCGTAGTCGCTGATCAGCTCACTTGCTATAGACTGAAGTAATGATTCTGGTATTTCTTCTGCCAAGTTTCTATTAAACTCATCGGCATCTACACCTTTCTCCATGCTAATATCCACACCATCGGTATGAATATGCACCGCATCAGGGTTCTCAATTTCAATCTCAAGCGGTTCTTCGTTTTGAGCCAAAGCTTCAATACCTTTGGGTGCTTCATACAATGCTTTATGGATAGCCATAATAATCCTTAATAGTATTCTCTTTTACGGCGAAAGTATTTAACTTCATCTGGTTCATCAGAATCTAATCTAATAAACCCGCCCCGTCTGTAACGAATTAAAGCTTGAGACATAGAGTCAACCATATCGTCATGCTCTCCTGATGGAAAACTTGCCACCTCTTCGACCAACTCTTCTGCCCAACTTGTATTAGGAACCCACACCATCCCACTTGCAAACAAGTCAGATACAGAATTCAGCCTAGCTATCTTATCATTACCTTTAGTCGGCGTAAAATCTTGCACAGGTATTCCCATCGCACGCAACTCAAAGATCAACGGCGACCCTGCTGCCTTGGCTTCAACAATAATAGTATCGGGTTCCCACTCTTTATATTCCCTATACGCTCTTTGCTTTAGTTCTGGAAACTCCATACGCTGTTTAAACGCATTGAGCAAGATAATATTGGCCTGATTTATGCCCCTATCGTCCGGCAAATAGAAAACTCCCCACGTTGTACACGCAGAATAGTCGCTACGCTCCGTTTTTAGGAAGGCAGTATCCCAAGACTGGATAATAAACTCGCAATATGGGGGACTATCTTCCTCCCAAACCCTCCACCACTCCCGTTTTATGATGGCAGACACGTCTGAAGTGGGCTGTTGCTGATACTGAGCCATCCATTTTGCGTTTGGAAGCTCCGTTTTTAGCGCTTCTAGCTCTTTTAATGACCAAAATTGGGGCCAAAGTGGGTTTCCAGAGGGTAAAAGTGCAGGAAATTCGATCACTTTCCACTCTTCCCCTGACCTTTGAGCAGCCGCTTTGAGTACTTGACCCGTCAAATCTTTCTTAGACCAACGTGTCATCACGATCACAATAGCTCCGCCCGGTTGCAGACGCTGACGTGGCCCTGATGTGTACCACTCATACGTCTTATCATATATCTCAGGGTTCACTTCCGCCAAGGTAGCTTCTTGTTCCGAATGCGGGTCATCAATGATGAGGAGGTCAGCGCCTTTACCCGTAACTGCGCCACCCACACCAATCGCAAAATATTCTCCTGAATAGTTAGTGGCCCACCTGCCAGCAGCTTTAGAGTCAGCTTGTAGAGCGACTTCCGGAAATATGTCTTTATAGTGGTCAGCATCGACTAAGTTCCTTACCTTCCTACCAAACCCCACAGCCAACTCCGCTGTGTGACTAGTCTGAATAATTTTCTTACCTGGGAATAACCCTAGGAACCAAGCTGGCAGTAGATAAGAAGCAAACTCTGACTTGGTGTGTCGTGGTGGCATATTAATAATAAGCCGTTTAACCTTGCCTTGGGCAACTTCTTCAAAGGCTCTTGCCATGCGCTCATGATGTCTGCCGTGGATGAACCCAGGCCACATGTACTTCACAAATGCCATGAAATCATTGGCAGCTAACTGTTTGGTTTTGGAACGCCTAATCTCAGCGAGCAGTGCGCCAACCTTCTGCTGTGCAGCGGGTGGTAAATTGGGTAAAACTTTTTCAGCTTTCAGAAGCAGGCTCGGATCCATTTACCATCCCTAGTTCTTCATCCAAGTCCATGTCGCCAATACTTTTTGGCTTGCTTTTTGCTTCAACATCTACCACATCTGAACCATATAGCTCTAGAGTCTTAATAAGCTCTGTCTCAATATCTTCTACTGTGCGGTGCGTGACTGTGACGTCAATTCGTTCTGAAAACAAACCAACACTTGAAATTTTGCCTAGGTTTTCCAATGCCTTCATACGCTGGCGTGGATCTGGGTCTACGGATTCAGCTATCAACTTGTTTGTGATGTAGTTGCGTAGCCGCCTTGAAACATCTAATACTTCATGATCCCACTCACTGAGTATTGCTTCTAAATTAATTATCGTGCCAGGTGTTAGATCTTTTACTGGTGGCAGTTTGCCTTCTGCCATGATCTGATGGGATGCAGCCTTATCTTGGGCTGTAATGCTTACATCTGCGCCCTGCTTAATTAGTTCCTGTATTGTTTCAAAGTAAGCATGGGCTTTAGAACGGAAGTCTTCTATTTCTTCCGGTGTAGTGTCGAAGGGAAATGGTATCCCAACTTCTGGTGTAGCTAAGATTGGCATAGAACTTTTTGTGGCTCCTTTCGGGCATTGTATAACTTTTTTTAAAAAATATATACCCCCCGGGGGTGTTCAATTTAAATTAGTGACGGGGGGTGTTCCTATGTAATACTTTAGTTATAACAGATTTTAAAAGTATGTGATTGGTTGTGCAGATTAGTAAGTATGGGGCATGGTCGGAGTCCCAAAGCCATTTTGGGGGGTGGGGGGTCACTTGGCCCGCCCGAATTTATGAACAGCGGTTCATATGTTTATTAAAAATACTTGTATAAAAGATCATTATCGGTTATACTGAAGGCTCAGTAAGTTAATTAATTTACTGGAAACAACTTATTATCAACTGTTCATAAATTGGAGTTTTAACATGACTAACGCAACAACTGGATACACCGAGGTTATTAAAGCAACTCAAGATGCTATTAAAGCCGATACATCGACAACGTCAAAATGGGTTAACTGTGGCAAAGCAAATGCCGAATTTTTCGGTACAGCGAGCGCTCTTGAAGGGGTCAAAGCCCAATTCATCGCCGATGCTATTCTCCCCGCTTTACCCACAAAGCACGCTAAAGCACTCAACACCGAACTACCTCGCAAGGGTTCTAAAGAGTACAATGAGTTGAGCGATACCGAAAAAGCACAATGGGAAGACGTGAACCAAGCAAAAAAAGATGCACGCTCAACGTGTGGCACTTACTTTTCCCGTGTGTTGTCCTATGCTTTCCCAAAGGTTAAGGATGATAGCAACGAACCCAAAGCGAGCGATGAGACAAAAGACCTTGAAATGCTTAACGCTCTAATCAAGCGCTTGGAAAAAGCCGAGTCCCGCCCTTACTTGATTACTGATGTACTTTTCCACTTGCACAATGCACGCACCACAATGAGCAAACCAGTCTAATCGACACCGCTCAAACCAAGCCCGCTTCGGCGGGCTTTTTCTTTGCCTCAAATTTTGTGTCCCGAATCATTTCATGATAGTTGCATAAGATGATGATGATGCACACCAATTTGTTAACACATGTTAATAAGTTTGGCTCTGTTCCGCATGTTCCGCAATGTTCCGTTCGACTGGAACACGGCAAGTCATTGATTTTAAAGGGAAAATCGGCTTTTTTTATATAATGTTCCAATGTTCCATATATATAAGAACACTCTCCAAGTTGCTACACTACTTTACAATGTTAAGTGTGTGGCTTGTTCCGCTTTTGGGCGGTCTTGGCAAGGTCGTTATATCACTGGAACATTGGAACAGGGCGACAACGAATCACCCAAGCCTATGATTTTAAATAACTTTTTCTCATTTTGCCAATTTGGAACATGCGGAACAAACGGAACATTTCACCACTTTACAATGGAGTAAATCATGCTAAAAGCATTTTGTAGGTGTTGCGGTGCAGATGTCGCACCAAAACGCTGGGCACTCGGTTTCAAGCTCTGCATGGACTGCGGACAATCTGAAGCCAAAAAGCGCAAGCACACAATCGTGCCTATGCACAAATCAAACTACATTGTTGTAACAGACTACAACATGTTAACAGGTGTTAATAACAAAGGAGGAAACGTCAAATGAGTAAGATGAATTTGGTAATCATTAGTTTGCTATCCATGCAGACCATGCGTTTTGGTCTTAATGGCGATGCGTTAATCAACAAGGGTTTGCTAATATTTACAGGCTTGTTGCTTGCACTTATCTTTTACGAGTTGTTCTTGGAGTACAAGGAACTAAGCACAGTACAAGAAGTTGCAGAGCGTGAAGACCCAATCAACTATATTTAAAGGAGTAGATATGAAAACAGAACACATTGACTCGGTGCTAGTTTTGACTGCACAAGTAATTACGATCATGGCAGTTTGCATCTTGATGGTGCTTGTATGGTAATTGATCGTAAGACTGGTAAACCAGTTGAGATCGGTGACACTGTAATGCGAAAGGATTACAAGGGTTTTCGCCACAGGTATGAGGTCATGGACTTCACGCCAAGGGGCGTTTGGGTGCGCAAGTTAGAGCGAGATAGATATGTATATCTAAGCATGACGCTTGCGAGTTTGCAACTGGATGAGGTGATGGTATGAGAGTAAAGAGTAATGAGAAGTGCAGAGTAAATGTACGAGCACACAGCAAAACTTATTAACAGGAGTTCATAAATGTATTGGAATCACAGAATCGTTGATATGAGCCATGAGAATGGCGGTGACCCTTGGTTCGAAATCAAGGAGGTTTATTACGATGACGATCACAACGTCACAGGGTATTGCGACCGCATGGACTCAAGCGAGACGCCTGAAGATGTTATCAGTAACTTGAAGCGCATGTTGCAGGGTATCGAGGGTGAGCGTGTGGTGCATGGTGTAACACTAAAGGAGATCGCAAATGAATCTTGAAAGTGAGTTGAGAGCAGTTGCTCGGATTGCCCTTGATTGGATAAAAGAAGATAGATGGGAAGAGTCGGAGATACTTTTAAACATGTTCTATGAGTATGCAGACAACAAGGAAAAAGCAAATGAAGATCATACTTGAGATGACGCAACAAGAGATCAATGCGTTGAACGACATCGTGGACTATGTGCTACTGGATGCTAGGGATAACCAGTTCTACTATGCACAGGCACAGTTGCTACACAACTGGATCATTAACGGAGGGATTGCGGATGATACGCAAAGATCAGTTGACTGAGGAAGACCTACGTGCGATTCGTAGAAAAACGATCATCGTCATATTGGCGGTGGTGCTTTTGTATTTATTAACAGGAGTTCATAAATGACACGCATTAGAAGTTATGAGTATTTCAAGGATCAGTATGAGAAGATCAAGCCCATTCGTGGTCGACCCGATTGCAGACCGATCCATGATCGCAGACACACGCATAAAACTATCATTGCCAAGAAATTGTTGAGCGGTGAGACATCGTATGCGTTGAAGTTCCACAACACCGAGTGCGTTGAGTACTTTCCAAATGGTGACATCGTGGTGCGTACTGGTGGATGGGTTACGCCATTGACTGCTGACTTTATCTACACTTACAGCCCGTTCAAGTGTTGGAAACAATACAACAAAGTGTGGGTTAACTTTGTGGATGAGTCAAGTAATCATGAGCGTGGTGTGTCGTACCCAGTTAACGGAGAGTTGACGTTGCAGTATGAGGGTGAGTATCAACATGGGCAACACATTCATGGTGTGATGTATAAACCCGTGGGAGATGTCGCTATCACTAAACGTGTTGTAGATCGTGCGAAGGCAAAGGCAGCCCGCGCAGTTGTAGAGCCATTCTTAAACTTTGCTAAGTTGTTCCTTGCCATGTCGGATGGATGGATCATGCATAGTACTGTTAAAGAACATGTGGAGATTATTAATGGGCAAATTAACTGGGGCTATTTTAGTTCGCCAGATTTGTACGAGCAGATGCAAACAAAGGAAGACAGATATATATTTATGATGGCGTATCTGTTGCGTACCGATGAGCCGATCAAAAAGAATGTTGCAGAGACCTATGAGGAGAAGATGCAATGGGGTATGCACAGGATACATCTGTATGACTCGCAGTTTAAATTCGAGACGCTCAAGCGTAGAGTTTATACAGTCGTTGAGGGTGCGAATGATATATACACTACAAAGGAGGTGAGTGCGTCAGGCAAGGCCATGACCAATGTCGTTTAATCAAGTTCTCAAATACTTGACAAGGGGTATGACATCTGTTATAATAGGTGTAACAGTTGTCGAAGTGGTTAGTAATTGTGTTAGGTTAACAACTGTTAATAAAAGGAAAAACAAATGAGTGCAATTAATTTTGGTAGTTCTGTATCGTTGAAAGAGTTTGCTCAAAGCATCGGCATTGTGGGCGAGAAGGTAACTGTGATCGGACAGGGTGAACCTGGGATTGGCAAAAGCGCCATGCTAAAAGTTCTTGGTGCGCAGTATCCCAATTATGAGTTGGCGTACATCGACTGCACCTTGCTTGACCTCGGCGACTTTGCTTTGCCCTACACCGAGGTGGTGGACAGTGAGTTTGGTATGCGTGTAACTAAGTTTGCGCCCAATGCTAGGTTCAAGATGCATATGAACAAGCCAGTTATCGTTATGCTTGACGAGATCGGCAAGGCAATGAAGGCGGTTAAGAATGTGCTATTGACTCTTATGCTAGAGCATAGGATCGGTGACAACTACTTGCCTGAAGGTTCGATTGTGTTTGGTACAACTAATCTGTTGACAGATGGTGTCGGTGACATGCTCGAAGCACATGCAAGGAATCGTGTGTGTTTTGTAACTGTGCGCAAGCCCGATGCAGATGAGTGGATTGAGTGGGCATTGGGTAATAACATTGCACCCGAGGTTATCGCATGGGTTAAGCAGTTCCCACATGCGTTGGCAAGTTACACCGATGGTGGGCAGAAAGATAATCCGTATATCTTCAATCCACAGCGTGCTGGTATGGGTGCGGTGGTTACACCAAGAAGTTTGGAGAAGGCTAGTTACATTGCAAAGCAACGTGACCAGTTGGGTGATGCGCTGACAATTAGTATGCTGACAGGCACTATCGGTGAGAGTGCATCAAGGGACATGCAATCGTTCTTTACTGTGGTGGACAAGTTACCTACATGGGATGCGATCATGGCTAGTCCGTTGACTGCAAAGCTACCGACAGATGCAGTAGCTAAATGCATACTGGTGTTCAGTGCAATTAGTAGAGTAGAGAAAGATACTCTGAGCAAGTGGATGTCCTACGTACAACGTATGGACAAGGAGTGGCAAGCGTTGTTTGCTACGAGTGTGATGAAGTCTCCAAGCAAACAAGCGTTCTGCGTGTTGCAGAAAGACTTCAAGGATTGGGCGTTGAACAATCAATGGTTGTTCTAATTTATTAACAGGAGTTCATAAAATGACATTGAGTGCAGAACAAAGAGTACAGAAGGCACACGTTGCCTTGATGAAAGACCCCAAGTACTGTTGGTATTCGGGTATCTTTATGGTCGGTGAAACAAGCGTGAAGGATGATGTCCCAACTGCTTGTACCGATGGTCGCAACACTATGTATGGTAGAGCGTTCGTTGAGAAGATGGATGACAAGGGACTGCGTGCAGTTATCTTGCATGAGAATCTACACAAGGCTTTCCGACATACTACTACATGGAGACATCTCTATGATGAACATGCACAGTTGGCTAACATGGCGTGTGACTTTGTTATCAACATAATGATCGAAGATTCTGATATGAATGGGTCGTTCGTTAGGTTGCCCGATATGGCGTTGCTTGATCCGAAGTATCGGGGATGGGATGCTGGGTCGGTGTACAAGGACTTGATGCAACAAGCACAGGGTGGGTCGGTGCATGTGAAGACAGTCGGCAATCCACAAGGCAAGGACATACCAGTTGACAACGAGTCGGGGTATGGTGGCTTTGATGAGCATGACTGGGATGGTGCGAAGGATATGACCAAGGAAGAGCAGAATAAACTAGCACGAGACATTGACCAAGCGTTGCGTCAGGGTGCGATACTTGCGGGCAAAATGAGTGCCAACGTACCGAGGGAAGTGACCGATGAACTAAAAGCCAAGGTCGATTGGCGTGAAGCTATGCGTGAGTTCGTCACATCGTTCTGTATGGATAAGGATGAGAGCACATGGCGTAGACCAAATCGTAGGTGGATAGACCAAGATGTTTACATGCCATCATTGATCGGTGAGTCGGTCGGTCGTATCGTGGTGGCTATTGATATGTCAGGGTCGATTGGTAGCGAGGAGATCGGGCAGTTCCTTGGTGAGGTGCGCAAGATATGCGAGACTGTTAGACCCGAAGGTATCGACTTGATCTATTGGGATACCGAGGTGTGCTCGCATGAGAAGTACGAGCAAGACCAACTCGACAACTTGTTGTCCAGTACTAAACCCAAGGGTGGGGGCGGTACTGATGTAGCGTGCGTGCCTATCTATATGCGAGAGCATAGGATCAAGGCTGAGTGTTCGGTTATCTTAACCGATGGTTATCTAGGTGGAGACTGGGGTGTGTGGGATTGTCCAACACTATGGGGTATCACAAGTGAGGTTACTTCAGATGTTGGTAAGACTATTCACATCGAAGCATAATTTATTAACAGGTGTTAACAAAAAGGAGAGTGCAAATGATTCAGAACAGTGCAATGCTAGTTGACTTGAACATCAGTGTATGGACAGGTCGCAAGATGGATAAGAAAGTATCCGAGGAGATTGATGCGAGCAAGGGTACGAAGTCAAGGGCTGGCAACTATCATAAAAAGTTATTGGCGGGTACGGATCGGTTGGATGAGTTACAGAAACTTGTTACCAAGATTCGTACTTGGCATTACGAGCAGACCTTGCCTTGGTCGGATGGCGGTTCACGCTTGCTACCAATGAAAAACTTCTTTGATTACAAGGCTACGCTTGGAGACTTTGAGCGTCAGTTGGAAGGTGAGGTACAAATGTTCTTGCAAG